CCTGGGTCGGCCTGCAAAGGATCGCAGATCATTTCGGAATAAGCCTAAACAGGGCAGCAGTTCACACCCGTGCATTGATCAAAGCAGGCCACGTCAAAGTAATCTACTACGGTTTTAAGGGTGAACGGGCACACACCCGACAGATCATATACAAGTCAGATCTGACACTGGCTGACATCATAGGAATCACAGGGGAATCAGCCCCATTCATGCAGGAAAATCAACAGCCAACAGGCGCAAAGGGTGAAACCATGGTTAAACGTAAGCAGATCAAAGTAACTGACCCAGTGGTTAGTAATCTAGGATTGAATGATAGTGATTCGCATCTAGCTTTGAATGATGAAAAGAATCAAGTAGAGACAATTCGCAAGGCAGTAGGCAGCGAGATATTCGCAGCAGCGCAGCAGCAGGCAGGGCCAGCAGCGACAGTGGCTGACATCGAGCGGGTACTGGCACGAATGTTAACCTAAGCAGTAGCATCTAGGGTCTGATTTTATACAACGAGCGTTATGTTAAGCGAGTACTACTACAATTCTGCTTTGCACTGGGGTACATATGCTTACCTGTGCTTGTAATACTTGCTGGCTAAGATCGACCCCTTGCCCCCCCGACCCCCCACCTTACCGTAGGGGTATCTCACTCAAATTTTTTCTAATATTCAGCCTGGTGACTATTTGCGATAAGCACTAGTGTGTATTGTTATGCTGTGGACAAGACGTTATTGGTAGACGAACTATGGCACTCACTAAAAAAATGAGAGTATCCATAAATGGATGCAGCACCTTGTTTATCTAACCTGACCAACTTATGTTGGCTCCACCTGTGTGTCCCCGTTCGATTGCTCTACTAGAAGTACCAATGGATTCGGTACGTTTATCTCAGTTGGTATGCTGCCTGCCGTCTGAAGGGCTGAGTGATGGCCCCATGTGCTGAACTATGCCACAAATAATTGTTGTCTGCAACGCTTACATTGTGATAGCATTTAATTGTTGGTGCGGAGTGGAAGGACACTCTAGGTACGGTGCAGAAACATTCGATGCAGGAAATGGCCTGAACTGCGAAGGTACTGAAAGGAAAGTGGAGTTGGCTCTGGTGACGATCAACCAACCGCAACTACTGGCAGTGTGTGGCAATCTGGAATCAAGCCCAGACATCAACAATTTTTATTCAGCTAAATCTTTGGGAGTTGCTAATGGCTATTTTGACTGGTGTTTTTAAGATTGGTAGAGATGCAGAGAACCGCTTCTTGCCAAATGGAGAGGTTGTTTGTAATGTTTCCATGGTCTACAACTATGGGAAAAAGGGACAAGATGGTAAGAAGCCATCACAATGGGTAGATGCCTCACTCTGGGGTAGTCGTGCTGAAGCTCTCAGCCAATACTTGGTTAAAGGAACTTCCATATTTGCTGTCTTGGAAGACATCCATGTAGAGACATATGCCAAGAAAGACGGTACTTCTGGTACTAAGTTGACTGGCAAGATCGGCAATCTTGATATCGTTTCTCGCCCACAAGGTGAACATCCACTTGATGCGGCTTCTGTCCCTGCTGTCCAGAAAAAGGTTGTCACTCCTGTTGACGACTTGGATGACGACATTCCCTTTTAATCTGAGGAGATTGACATGAAAAAAGCTTTGATTGGCATCTGGATTGCCGCCACTACATTGACAACATGGGCTTCTTGTGTGACCCATACCTACTATCAAAATGGTCGATATGTCACTTGCACAACCTGTTGTTATGGCAATAACTGCAACACCAACTGCTATTGATGACCGAAAAGGTTGAGAAGAAATCAAACGGCACTTACCCCTCCGTCCGTGGATGGGGAGGTGTGCGTAATGTTGTCCAACGCATTGAGCGATCGCAGACCATTGTTGCCAATCGTGAAGCAGTGGCTTATAGCTTGCTCACCATGGCAAACACCAAGATCACTGACATCATGGAATGGGACGATCAGGGCAACATTCAAGTAAAAGCCAGCAACAAGATTCCTGAACACGCACTGCAATCCATCAAGAAGATCAGCCAGAAGGTTGACAAAGAAGGCAATGCCACCATTGAGATTGAACTGTTTGACAAGGTTCAAGTACTGCGAATACTGGCAAAAGCCTCTGGTCTACTCGACACTCCTGATGATGGACAAAAGCCTTCCGTCATTGGCGTGACCATCCAATCACCTGACGTACAAGATGTCTGATCAAATCACTGGTATCAATATTGACTTGCGGTCTTCACCAACTGCATTCAAGTTCTTGCAAGACAAATCGTTTGTCACTGGACTCATGGGGCCAGTAGGTTCTGGTAAGTCCTATGTCTGTGCCGCCAAGATAATGATTCGTGCTGTGCAACAAAAGCCATCTCCTGTGGATGGCATCAGGTACACACGCTTTGTCATTGTGCGTAACAGCTACCCTGAACTCAAGACCACCACGCTCAAAACTTGGGGCGATCTTTTTCCTGAGAACGTCTATGGCCCGATCCTACATACCCCACCTATCACTCACCACATCAAGCTTCCACCCAGAGGTGATGCGGCAGGGATTGACTGTGAAGTTATTTTTTTGGCTCTTGACCAGCCTAAAGATGTCCGTAAATTGCTTTCGCTTGAACTCACAGGCGCTTGGGTTAACGAAGCCAAAGAACTCCCAAAAGCTGTCATCGATGGACTTACACACCGAGTGGGACGATATCCCACTAAACGAGATGGTGGCGCTACATGGCACGGCATCTGGATGGACACAAACCCGATGGACGATGACCACTGGTGGCACAGACTTGCCGAAAAAGAACCCATCACAGGAAAGTACGCATGGAAGTTCTTCAAACAACCAGGCGGGGTAATCGAAGTCCCATCAGATAACTTGCCCGAAAACCCAGAAGCCAATGACCATATCTTTGCGTCTGCCAAGTGGTGGAAGATCAATCCAATGGCTGAAAATATCAAGAATCTACCGCCAGGCTACTATCTCCAGCAGTTGGCAGGGAAAACCCTAGACTGGATTCGCTGTTATGCCGAGGGCAAGTACACCTTTGTGCAAGACGGTAAGTCTGTCTGGCCTGAGTATGACGACAACATCATGGCTACCGAATTGGAACCAGACCCCAATCACCCGATTCAGGTCGGACTGGACTTTGGCTTGACCCCAGCAGCAGTGTTTGGACAGCGTATGCCCAATGGTCAGTGGCGTGTTTTGCATGAAATCGTGACTTTTGACATGGGGTTGGAGAGATTCGGGCAAACCCTAATGGCTGAATTGCAGACCAGATTCCCGAAATACGAGATTCGGATCTGGGGTGACCCTGCTGGTATGCAACGAGATGCCATTTATGAGACAACTGCCTTTGAATACTTGCGCTCACTGGGACTCAGGGCAGAACCGACAGCCACCAATGACTTTAAAGCTCGTAGGGAAGCCGCAGCTGCTCCCATGAATCGCATGGTTTCAGGCAAACCAGGCTTGCTGGTCAACAAATCCTGTAAGCTTTTGCGAAAATCCTTGTCTGGTGGCTACCACTTCAAGCGAATTGCAGTCGGTGCTGGGCATGAAAGGTTCCGAGATACGCCAAATAAGAACGAACACTCCCACGTTGGTGACGCTTTTGGCTATTTGATGACTGGTGGCGGTGAATATCGCCAGTTGACCAGAGGTTCCCAGTCTGCCAATGGCAAGATCTTTATTGCGTCCTCCGTCACAGCCGCAGATTTCGATGTCTTCGCTTGATATTTTTGAGCTTTTACCCAAAAACTCTCCCCTGAATTGGATCCCCTTCAATGCAGGTCATGCCATGACTCTGCAAATAGATCCATCCATCAAGGAAACCCTACCCAGAAACAGACCGCTGGCTGAGTTGATAGAGGCTCAAGCCAACCAAGGCCATGCTATCACTGCGATATTACAAAGCAAGCCTGTTGCCATTTTTGGTGCTATTGATGTCTGGGATGGGGTCGCAGAAATGTGGCTCAACTGCGAGGAAAGGCTTAGAACATATGGGAAAACCATGACCCGTGCCGCCCAAATCTACGCTGATTACATTGTGATATCAAGAAACTTGCATCGTTTGCAGATCACAGTAAGATGCGCTGACTTGAGAGCGGTGCGCTGGGGACTTGCCCTTGGTTTTGAGATTGAGGGCTTAATGAAAAAGTATGGCGCTGACGGATCTGATTTTTTTATGATGTCAAGGAGTTAAGTATGAATGGTGTCGTTGCTAAAACTAGCAAAGATCCTAATTTTGATGCAGAAGGTAAAGGCTATGACTATGCCACCGCTCGTAAGGCAGGGATGGGGCCAGATGGAACTGGTGAAAATGCTGGTCATTGGGGTTCTGTGGCTCCAGCAAGCATAAAAGAAAAAAAAGAATTTGATTTACCAAAAGAGTCTTACAAAATATTAAAAGGTCGCAGCCATGAAACTTGGCAAAAAGCAGTTGATGCAGAACAAGAGCGTGGATTTGAAATTAAAAAATATGGCAATAGATATTTTTCTGTTCCAAAAAAATAATTTTATTGAAAGGAGTTAATTATGGGTAATGTTGTCAAAAAATTGGGTGATGCAATTTTTTATGGTGGTGATCCAGAAGTAATGGAACAAGCCAAACAAGCGCAACAAGAGCAGATAGCTACTCAAAACAAGGTTCTTGCCAAGCAAGAAGCTGTAATGAATCAACAGCAAACTGAGATGGCGCAAAAGGCACAAGCGGCACTCAAGGCTAGACGGGGTGGTGGGCTGCGCTCATTGCTGTCTGGATCTGAACTTGGCTTGGCAGAGCAAGATGGAACAAAAACTAAATTAGGAGCCTGATTGTGGCGACAGACAACAAAGCCAAGATGCAATCCAAAGTGCAGAAGGTTATGAAGGAATATTCCTCTGGCAGTCTTAAATCTTCCAGTGGTCAAAAGGTCAAAAGCCGAGATCAAGCTGTTGCCATTGCAATGAGCGAAGCTCGACAATCAGTCAAGAAGAAGTAAATGCCAATCATTGTTCAGCGAGAGTCAGAGAATACAAAAGCAATTCTCACAACGCTGACTCATAAGAACAACGCTGGAGAGCAAATAATCTCTGGCGCTGATGCCCCTGTCATTATGGTTGATGTCAATCATCAGCGTAACCATGATGGTCGTGCTTACTTTGCGTACAAGATTGCACCTGACTTAGAACCATTAGCCGCAAATGCCAGTATCGATATTGTGCTGGCTTCACCATCTGGTGTGTTTCCACACATAACAGTTGATGCATTGTGTCTTGGGGACGCAGAGTTGTACATCTATGAAGGCACATCTACCACTGGTGGAACAGCATTCACGCCAATCAACCGCAACCGCAATTACGCTGTCAGCAATCAAAGCCAAGTAGCTATGGTGATCAACCCAACAGTCACATCTGTTGGTACTGAGATTGATGCACAACTTATTCCTGGTGGTGCTGGCAAGAAATCAGGTGGTGGAACAGCTGGATCATTGGAATATGTACTCAAACCATTGACCAATTACCTGTTCCGATTAACCAATGTCAATGGCACAGCACACGCTGCTTATCTCACTTTG